TCCCGGAATGCTTTGATGCGGAATTGCGCCGCCCGCATTTTCTTTTGGAACTGCGCATCGTCCGCCCCCAGGAAAACCCGTAATGATCCGAGGCTTGCCACTACACACCGCCTTTCGCAATGCCGGTAAGTTGTGCCGCCGCCTCTGCCTGCGATACACCGCGCAACCGGGCAACCGCCGCAACGTCAATACTCACGCCGTCCGCGTCGCTGCGGTCTCTGACAAACAGCCGCTCGGCTTTGACCTTTGCGCCGTTTGAATTTGCTGTAACCTGTGCCACCATTGCCGCCCTCAGATCGTCCGCTTCCTCGCCCCACGGTGCAAGCTGATACTCAGCCAGCCAGTCCAGATACTCGGCCATCGGCATTCGCGCTTTGGCCTCCGCTACCGTTGCCCCTAGCTGGCGCGCGATTTTGTGCCAGAACCGGGCTTGCGGGTCTTTGCGGAGGCGGGTTTTTTTTCGGTCATGCCCTCTAACATTCCACTGAGCAAAAGCCCCATGTCGGAAGCCGGTCCGACAATCGCGGTGCTACCCGCTGCCAGCGCCGCCGCGTCCGAGTCTGCAAGGATGCGATTGCCGTCGCTGTCACACAAGCACCGTACCGCAATCCCCGCGCTGTACAGGTCAAGCGCCGCCGCCTGCCCGCCGCTTTTGCGCAACTCCATCTGCTCTAACGTGAACGTGTCATGCTCTGCGGCGGTCATCCCCCGCACGTACAGGTCATCACAACCCGGCAGTGACACATTCAGCTTACGAACCTGCGGCTTAACCGCCTGTAACAACTTTGCTCTGTCCATCATCCTCTTATCCTCCTCGTGCATTATCAGCTTCCTGCATAAGCGGGAACGGTCTCGACGTTGCTGCCGTTGCGGTTGGTAACCACAAATTCCCCGACTACCTCGACCGGCGTTTCCTGGTCGACCTCGAACTCCTGCGGGTCCATGCTTTTGAGGAATCCCCAATAGGTGATGTTCGAACCGTCGGCAAACGTCACCTTTATCTGGTCATTGGTGTTGTACGGAAGCGTGCCGGTCAGCAACACCGCCGGGTCAAGAAAGCCCCGGAATGTGCCGTTGCTGAATTCCACAAGCTCGCCCGGCTGCTTGGTGCGCACGGCGGTATTTGACAAATCCGTGTCGTCCTTGCCGTCGCTTGTCATTGCCTGAGGCAGCTTGATAGCCGCCTTGCGGACGGTGAACGGGTTTGTGGTCCACGTGAGCGTGGCACCCTGTACGTTGTTTTGAACTGCCATGTGTCCGGTCTCCTTTGCTCTTACTGGTTATGCCCTATGCTCGCGCTCAGGACTATCCTGCTCGCCATGTCATCGCCGCCCGTGTCTTCCGGTTCCGGCGGTTCCTCAATCACGGGACGGATATGGCAGTAGCAATCGGTTGCCGTCCCCATCGCCCCGCTGTATCCGTCTGTTGCCGCCCGTACTGCATTGGCCAGCGCGTGCGCTCCCTCCGGCGTTGCGGCGTAACAGTCAATGTCGTAGGTGCCGCGCGCGTAACCGTTCACCCCGCCGAGATAGCGGTCTGATTCATCGGTTATCATTTGGATGGTGATGAACGGCTTACTTGCATTCCGCGGTGCCGGTGCCGAGTAGATGCGCGCTACCACGATATCGGTTATCGTACTGTAGGTTTTCAGCCAGGTTATGATGTTTGCTTTCATCGCCGCCTGCTTCTGGCCTTGCCGACTTCAACCGCAAACCGTTCAGCCGCCCGTATGCGGATTGCCTCGATTGCCCGTGGACGCGCCGCCACAAGCGCGGGTCGCAGGAACGGGCGCGCCGCATGGTGACGGGTTCCCATTTCCACAAGGTGCGCATACTTCGCAGGGTTGACTTCCGTGCGCTTGCCCGGCACATTGGCTTTCTTGCTCTTGATATACACCACACCGAACGCCCCGTAGCGGTTGACCCCGCTCTTGCTGGCAATGCTGCGGCTTAACAGCTTGCTCCGTCTCGGTGCCCGTTGCCGTGCCTCACGCGCCACAACCGCCGCGCCCGCTTTCATCGCCGCCCGCATAACCCGGTTCTGCGAGGATTTCTGCAAGCTCTTGATCGCGTCCACTAGCTCGCGGTCGCCTATCAGCGTAAAAGCCCTGTTTGCGGTTATGCTGCCGGTCGCCACCCTATACCCCCGCCCTTGCCTGTATGCGGATAAACCGCTGTTCCGGTTCTTCCAGCGGAACCACGATGTACCACACCTTATCATCACGCAACCGGCGTACCCGCATGGCGCTTGTGATCCCCGCCCGGTGCCGGATGGTTATTTCATGGTCGACGGTTGCGGTTTGCGCGCCTGCACTCTGCCGGTATTCTCTGCCGGTAAGCGGACGGATAAAAGCCCACGCCTTGCAATGCTCGTTCCAGTCCGGTGCGGTCTGCCCGCCGTAACTGCCGGTCGTGGTTGCCGGTGCTTCGATGGCTACCCGCGTGTCAAGTTTGCCTATCGCCACGGCCATCAGGTAACACCCCCGATTTTGTAGGATGCAATCAATGCCTGCACTGCCCGGTTGTCGCGAAGCTCGAACGCGCTATTCAAGTGCCCCTCCCGGTTCTCATACGAGGCAAGCGCAACTGCCATAATCGCAATCCGCAGCGCCGCCGGGCAGCTTGCCGCTGTTGCGCCGTAGCCTGCGGTGAATGCTATCTCAATGGCGTTGGTCCGGCTTCGGAGCGTTGGCCATGTGCTGCCGTACCCCAAGGTAATACGCGCCGGTTCCGCCCGTAAATCGGTGTCATAGTTCGAGGCCGCCCAGGTGGTGAGCGTGTTATCACCGTCGTAGTACTTGACGGTTGCAACCGCGCTCACCGGCGATCTCGGAAGATGAATGATCGCCGCGTCCTGTGCGGTCATCTTAGGCCACTTGTCATAGTAGGCTGTGACGGTCCGGCTTATCAGCAATCGCCCGGTTGCGTCTTCAATCTGTTGACGCGCCGCTGCAATCTGCGCGGTGACAAGCGCCCGGTCGCTCGGCTCGTCAATCCGGCCGTACTCGCAAAACTCGTCAAGCGTCACTGGCTCGATTGCCGGTGCCGCTATGGTAAGTCCTGTGTGTGCAAAGTACACGCGCCGCCCTCCGTTGGTGTGAGGCTTTGCCGGACCGGGTTTCAAACTCCCGGCCCGGCATCAGCCGTTAGGCTCAGGAACCGCTGCCTGCGGCCTGTGCCAGGTACTTGACCGGGTTCGTGCCAGCGTTAACCAGGTCGGAGTCGAAGCGCATCAACGCCACAAAGCCTTCCTGATCGTATTCGGCGTAGCGTTCCACCAGCCGCTTGATGCGGATGGAGTTGACCTCCCGAATCTTGTACTTGCTGAAGTCACCGAACAGCACGGTCTTGGCCGCAGCCGCAGCCGCGCTGGCCATGTCGTTATTCACGGTGTACGGGCTGCCCAAAAGCAGATTACCGATACCGGCCGCGATATTGGCGGGCTGCCAGATGTACGCCCCATTGGTGTCTTTCAACTTGCGGATCAGTTTCAGGATGCTGTCATGCAGCATGAAGCCTGAACGCTGCCCGCGATAGACAATATCAACCGAGTGCTGAAGGTCAATCAGTTCATCGGCCGTGATTGCGGTTGCACTTGCGGCGGTCACACCCAGCGTTGCCGCCGTTACCAGTCCGTTCGGGGTATCCGTTCCGCTGCCGGTCGTGCCCTTCTCGTTCTGGATTCTACCCAGCCGTTCGCCAAGCATACGAGCCAGCACGCTTACCATGTTGAACGCGCTGTCTTCCAACAGTTCAAACGGGACAAGCACGATCTTGGACGTGAACTTGTACGCGTTGAACGTGGTCACTCCGAAGCTCGGATCGGTGTCCGTGGCGTCGGCCGTGGATTCGTCAATCTGCGCACCCTTATTTGCGGTGTCGTTGGCACTCGGCCACGGCATGGCGTTCCCGCTGGTTGTGCGCATGATATCGGCAACCTGCCGGATACCGCCGTAGTACAGCATCGCCTCTTCCAGTTCATTCACAAACCCCTGCGGAATGGTGTACCCGCCGCCGGTTGTGGTGGTGGTCAACGCGCGCGCCTCGGCAATACTCCGCGGTGCCTGCCGTGCCAACGGGACTTCAAGTTCCCGGACACTTTCGCGCAAGCCCACGGCCTGCATTGCTTCGGATTGCGCTTCGCTCACATCGCCGGTAAGCTGGAACCGTGCCCAGCCCTGAAACGCCAGCGCCCGCTGTTCGTCGCTGGGGATCTGGCCGTTACGCTGGCCGCCGGTTGTGTCCTCGAGGCCCGGTACATTCGGAGTGTCGTTCAGTCTTGATGTAACGTGTGCGGCCCGCTTCTCGTCTTCAATCATCTGATCGTACTTGTCGAAGTCGGTGTTTGCCTGGTCCCACGCCGTGCGCTCTTCAACGCTCAGAAGGTCGCGCTTTTCCTCGGTCATCTTCGTGCGCAGTTCGTGAATCTTATCACCTGCGGCTTTGCGGTTTTCGAGCATTTCTTTCATTGTCATTGTCAGGGTCTCCGGTTTGATTTGGCAGACACAAAAAAAGACGGCCCGGCGCGTTATTGCGTCAGGTTCCGTCTTTGCGGTTCTGCCGTGTTGTCTTTTGCCGCCCTTGTCTCTGCCGGGCTTTGCCGGTCTCAGGCTCAGGCTGGCCAGTTCATGGCGTACAATACGCCGTCACTTTCCGCTTGTCAAGCGTTGATCGCCATTCTTGCTTTCACGTATCCGGCGGCAACGTCCACCATATCGCGGTCGGTCTTTGCGGACTTCGCGCGCTCGGCTTTCATTGCCTCAATCTCAGCCTCGATGGTTGACTTCAGAGCATCACGCACACCCGCTTCCGTCGCGGTGTATGCCGGGAACGTCACCGGACCCACGTCAAACAACTGCCGGAACTTGGTGATCGTGCGGATAAACACGCCGTCTTCGGTATCGGTGTACTTGGCTTCCTCAACGTAGAACGAGAAACTGCTGCCCGTCACATCCCCGCGTTCGATGGAGGTGGCCACGTCCCGCCCGGCCTGCGTGTCGGGGATGTCGATCTCGTACCGCAAGCCCCGCCCGTCCACGCTCAGTCGCATGGTGTTGGCCTTGCCGTTGCTCCGCCCCAGGATCATGTTGGCATCGTGATTAAACAGCCCCCGCACGTCGTTGTCAAGCACCGCGTCAAACGCGCCCGCCTCAATGCGTTCGAGGTAGCCCTTCCAGAGCTCGTACTCCGTGCCAGCGTCTGCCGGGTCGTAGTAGACCGCAGCGTAGCCCTCGATCATATCCGGCCCGTCTTCCCGGCGCTGAATCCTCGCGTGTGCAAGGTCGCAGAAAAAAGTGCGGCGTTCAACCTGAAGTGCGTCTTTGCCTTGCGTCATCGTTCGTTCTCCCGTGCTTTCGCGTGTATGCGTTGTATCGCCTCATCAACTACGGACTCGCTTGTACAGTCAAGCATAAGCGCCAGCGTCTCAGCCGCCGGTTGCAGCGCCTCCCGTACTACCGGGTCATGCTTTTCACAGATACCGGCAAACACTTCATCAAGCCCGGCCTTGCCGCTCTTGCGTGCCGCCTGCCCGTAGTTGTATTCAATCCGCTTGACCATTCGCTTTTCGATATCTTTCACCGCCTGCCGTGCCGCCTGTTCGACTTTCGCAAGCCGTGCATCCGGCGGGTTCGGTTCCTGCGGCGGTGTGACAGCCGGTATCAATGTACGCGCGCTGGCCTCGCCGTCCGGCGGAGGCGCCGCAGGTCCGAAGTTATTGGTAGGTGCAATCACGCTGTCAAGCCCCACGCCATTCAACCGTTCGAGATTGCGCACCTCGTCAACGGTCATCCACGGGTAACCGGCAAGCGCCTGGCGGTAATATGCTGACCGCGCGGCAAGATTCGCCTGAATCAATGCGGAGCGGTCAAACTCAATCGCGTGTGAATCATCGCCCTTTTCCTTTTCACTCAGAAGTTTAATCCGGCATTCCTGCTCGATCATCACCAGC